TTCGTAGAAAATATATGGAAGTTTTACCAACCAATCCAAAAAATCATTTCTCATACTTAAATAAGTACATAACTGGTTCAAATTCTGGTGCATCAGCCTATGTTGATGAGTCTATAGAATTTTATATTGGTAATCAGTTAGTAAATATTTTATATCTTACTGATCTTAATGCTGGTGCCAATGGCGATGAATTTTTAATTGGTGATTATTTAATCTATGATGGGTTATCAATTACTGATGCATCATATGTTCTTGGTTCTGCTACAACTGCTACTGTAGTTTCTTCGAGTCCAGATAATGCTATTGACGATGTGTTAGCAATAGAAGCAGACACTGGTAGAGGTATACAATTTGCTGTATCAAAATTCTTGGATTCTAATGCTTCAAGAGGATACTTATCATTTAAACTTATATATGGTGGTCATGGATACCTATTAAATTCTAATATTAATATGGGATACAAAACTGCTACAACTGGTAGTGGTGCTTCTTTCAAAATAAAATCTATTATAAATCCAATAATTATTAAACATAATGATACTCCAATATCATCTTACATGAGTATGTTAATTGCAAATACAAATTATGGTGTAGATTTTAATAGTGGAAACGTAAGCAGTATTATAGATGAAGCATTGTCATACACTGATTTAACAATCGGAACAATCGGTGGTCTTAGAGCTATTACTTCTGGTGATAGACAATATGACGGTTCATTGTTTGTAAATGTAAATGAGCCAAGTATTACTGGTTATGGATGGAGAGATTCATATGGCAGATTGTGGGGCAATAATGCAATTATCACTGCAGAATTGGCTGTTGCAAATGGAACCGTTGATCAGGTAAAGCTCATATCTTCTGGATATGGATTTAATACTGATAAAGATGTTTTGACATTTACAAATATTACTAATGATGATTCTGAGGTTCAATTAGAATTGACTACTAGTGCTGTTGGTTTAGAAGAAGGTTATTGGAAAGATACTGCAGGATTTTTAAATTCTAATAAATATATTCAAGATAGTTATTATTATCAAGAATATGCATATGAAATACAAGTTGAAAAATCTCTAGATAAGTATGTGGATATTGTTAAAAAGACAATGCATCCACTTGGAAATAAACTTTTTGGCAGACCTTTATTAATTGATGATGATAATACTTTGACTGTAAGACTTCAAATTGATTCAGTTGAAAATTTTGAGGCAGATAGAATTTATGATATTATAAAAACTGATACTCCTCCTTATTATGTTGAAGTGGTCTGGGATGATAATGGACCATATTGGAGATATTTAAGTAACAATGCAATATACGTTTTATAGGAAAGTAAATTGAATTATGCCTATTAATTTTAACGAAACACTAAAAACAAAATTTATTGAAAATTTCATTAAAAATGTTGCTAACACACAAGTTAGTTATTACGTTGGATTTGGTAAAAATACTGAATGGGATGACGATGAAATTCCACCAAATTCAAATAATAGTGTAGAGTCTTTCCATTACAATACTCAGCATGATTTGATTTTTGGTAAGAGGTTGTATCCAGCTGATGTTGCACAAGTTGCAAGAAAAATAACTTGGACTAGTGGAGTAGTATACAATCAATATGACCATACAGACAAAGATTTATTTTATAGAAATTATTATGTGATCAACTCTTCAAAAAGAGTGTACAAGTGTTTATTTAATAATTATAATTCCCCTTCTACTGTTATGCCAGAGGGTGCTATTATGATAGGCGATTTTAATACTGGTGACGGATACAAGTGGAAATATATCTATACATTACCATCTGAACTTGATACCAAATTTACCACAAATCAATATATGGCTATAATCAACGATATTGATGTTGCTAATTATGCTGAGAGTGGTGCTATTCATGTTTGTTTTATGACTAATAATGGTAGTGGTTATATTTCTGCGAACGGTCAAATTGATGAACAGATAAATGGTCAAACTGGATATGACGATAACACAATATTTAAAGTTCCAAATACTGTAACTTCATCTATTGTTGGTGCATATAATAATTCTGTTTTTTATACAGGTGGTGATCCAAAATTAGGATCAGCCATAATTCAAAATTATACCAGTAATTCTTCTGGTAGATATGTCGTAACAAAGACTCCAATAACTAATATAGAAAACAATAGATTTATTATCACTCCTCAAGTAAAATTTACAGGAGATGGAGTTGATGCTTTTGCTATAGCAAATGTTGATCCTTTGCATGGAGAGATATCAGGAATAGAAGTTATTTCTAGAGGTTCTGGTTATAATTATTGCACAACCGAAATAATAGCAAATACATATTTTGGTTCTGGTGCAACAGGGTATCCTGTTATATCACCAAAAGATGGGCATGGGGCAAATAATATTTACGAATTAGGATGTAGAACACTTGGTGTATCTTTAACAACAGCCCCAAGTGATGATTTTTATAATTGGGTTTCATATAGACAAACATCATTATTATACAATCCAAAATCATTAATAACTGGCTCTACATATACAAGCACAACCTTCTTCAACTTTACTTCTATAACTATGTCATCATATAGTGGAGAATTTATAGTGGGAGAAATTGTTAAAGGAAATATTAGTGGTGCATATGGTGAAGTAGTTTATAGAGATGGTTCTAGACTATATCTAAGAGATGTTGTTGGTACATTTACTTTGTCTGAAATATTGAGTGGGAATATTTCAGCCGAAACCGCTGGAATATTGTCTATAAATAACAGAGATATAATTCCATATAGCGCAGATGTACTTTACTGTAAGAATTTTTCACCTATTAGTAGACAAGGCATAACTACAGAACAAGTAAAATTATACTTTTCAATCTAAGGAATACCAATGACTGAGTTACAAACAAATTTTAATATAGCTCCATTCTACGATGACTATAATGAGGATAAACAATATTATAGAATTCTATTCCGCCCAGCTACGGCTGTGCAAGCGAGAGAATTGACTCAGCTTCAGACGATCCTACAAAAACAAATATCTCGTTTTGGTAATAGCATTTATAAAGATGGTACTATCATTGAAGGATGTAATTATAGTGAATATCCTAGTATAGCTCAAGTTAAATTTAAAGATGATACTGTCAGTACAGTAGATTTTAATATTCTTTCATATCAACACACAAATTTTTCAAATAATTATCTTTTAGTTTCTAATACTACTGGTTTGAGGGCTGCTATTTTTAGAGCTTTCACTGGTGCAGAAGCTGCCGTTAATTTTGGAAGTTTAGACACAAACAGAGCTTATGTATTTTACTTGAACACTGGATACAATGGTGGTGTGCCAGTAAATTATTTCAGCACTACAACAGAACAAATTGATGTGTATAATCAGAATCAAGATAAATCAGGCATTTTAAATCCTGCAAATAAAGTAGGTGTTGTATATACTTTATCTTCAAATAGTACTGTCAATGCTCTTGGTGTAGGTTATGGTTTGCATTTTGGTTCTGGTGTAATATATCAAAAAGGATTTTTCTTAAAAACTCTTCCTACTGATTTTATTCTTAGAGAGCATAATGGCAATGCAGCTGGTATGGTTGTTGGTTTTAACACAAAAGAGTATATCGTAACTCCAACAGAAGATGATTCATTATATGATAATTCTATTGGCAGTACAAACTATAATGCTCCCGGTGCATATAGATTAAAGCTTGTACCAGAACCATTGGCATATGATGCAGCAAACAATTTAGTAACCATTCCAAAAAGTTTCTTGCGAGTTCTTGAGTATGATGGTGGAGATGGTAGAATTGTAGAAAGTCATACAGTCCCACAGTACAATCTTTTAGGAGATGAGATAGCAAAAAGAACAGCCGAAGAATCTGGGGATTATATTGTAAAACCATTTCAAGTAGACATTTCCGCTCACGAATCTAATAATTATTCATTCTATTATAATGCATCACCAGGTATTGCTTATGTAGATGGTTATCGTGTAGAATTGCAGTCTCCCAGAAAAATTGAAGTTGAAAGAGGAATTAGCTCTAACACACTTTCAAATCAATATATTACTGTTAACATTGGAAACAATATAAAAGTTAACAATCTTGCTGGTGTTCTAGACTATAACAACCTACAAGAAATAACCATTTACGATCAAGCACAGAGAACATTATCACTTGATCAGGCTAGAACTACTGCATCTGGTAACATTGTTGGTAAAGCAAATGTAAGAGGCATCACATATTACAGTAATGATAAAGGAACATCAAACGCAATTCATGATGTTCATATCTTTAATATTAGAATGAATTCTGGCAAGAGTTTCCAAACAGACGCAAAAAGTTTACATGCAAATTCATCAAGCACATATGGCGCTTTCTATGCAGATATAGTATTAGATATTAATAATAAAGCAACTGTTGATCAAAGCAATTTGAATCGTGCGATATTTGATACTGGTCTTCTAAGTGTTAAAAGACTCACAAATGATGATGGTGTAAACAATACTTCATTTGTATATAAACCCATTTTAACAGGAACATTAATTCCTGATGGAGTTAATAGAAGTAAAGTATCATTTGATGTAAATGGTGGTGACATATATGCATATGGTCTTGGTATGATCACTGATAAAACATCAGAATCAATTGATATCATATTTGGTCAAAATGCAAATTCAAATATTCTTTGTAATGTATCGGTTACAGCTGTCAATGCTGGTGCAAATACAGCTACATTAACATCAGATTTTGCTGTAGAATGGACTAACAGAGTAAAAGAAGGTCAAGGTATTGTTATTAAGAAAGACAGTACAGTATCATATCATACCGTCAATTCAATATTAAATGATAATGCAGTTGTTGTGAAACCAGCAACAGCAATACCACAAAGTACAGCAAATGTTGAAGTTAAGTTGTTCTACAAAAAGGGAACATATGTTGATCTATCTGGAAGTGGTAACACTTTTACATTTGAATCTTCTACTTCAGCATTTGCATCTTTATCACTTGATCCAGAAGCAGCAACATATGATATGTATGCTCAAATTCCAGCTTCCAGAGTTACAGCCAATCCAATTCAAAAAATTGTCCATAAAAACACTTATATAAAAATTGATTGTGAAACACATCCAAATGGAAGACTTGGACCATGGAATCTTGGTCTTCCAGATGTATATAAAGTTGCTAATGTTCATTTTGGTTCTACATATTCTGAGAGTAACCCAGACTATAGTGCATGGTTTAATCTAGATAATGGTCAAACAGATTCACATTATGGATTGGCTCAATTATTTGTATCTCCAAAGTATGCTGGTAATATGTCTGATACTGCAAAACTTTTGATTAAGTTAAACCACTTTACTGCTAATATCACAGCAACAAAAGCTGGGTTCTTCAGTGTTGAATCTTATCCAATCAATGATGATGATCCAGAAAATCCAATATATATTCAAACTGCAGAAGTTCCAATATATTATGATGCTGCGTTAAATCCATATGATTTGAGAAACAATATAGATTGTAGATTTTATCTATCAAATACTGCAGTTGTCGCCAATACTATTGTTGGTGCAACAGAAAACCCAGCAAATAATTACAATCTATTTCAAAAAGGAAATCCTGGTGAACAAATAGTAGCTGGTATTGGTGAAAATATAATGTATGATGTAGAATTTTATCTACCAAGATACGACACATTTATAATTAATAGAGATGGTTCGCTTGAAGTAAAAGAAGGAATTCCTTCTCTTAAACCTCAAAGACCAGCACTAAATAAAACTGGAATGCCAATTGCTGAAATTTATGTTCCGCCCTATCCATCATTAACATTTAAAGAAGCTGAATAAATGACATATAATAGAAAAGACCTTGCAGTAAAAGTTGATATTAAATCTATCAAGGGTTACACAATGCGTGAAATTGGCGCATTGGATGAAAGAATTAAAAGGCTAGAATATTATACAGTTTTGAATGCTCTTGAGCTTGATGTAAAAACATTATCAATTAGAGATGATACGGGGAATCTTGAAAGATTTAAAAATGGTATCTTTGCTGATCCATTCAATGATTTTAGTATTGGAAATAAAAATGATAGAGAATTTAGAATTGGTATAGATTCTAGAAACTCTTTAGCAAGACCGCTTTTTGAAGAATTATTTCAAAATTTTAAACTATCAACAACTGAAAGTTCAAATATTAAAGTTGCTGGTAGAATAGCTATGATTGATTATGATAGTGAGTATTTTGGCGGAAACAAATATGCAACAAATTATAGAAACTGTACAGAATCATATTATCATCATAAAGGAAGTATTCAATTATTTCCAAATTTTGATAATATAAATGTGGTAACTGAAATAGCTCCACAGACAATTACGGTTGATATTGCTGGAGCATTTGAAAAATTTATTGATGTTACTGGTATAGGAAAAGACATATCATCAGTTTCCGCAACAACTGTTCTTGCTTCTTCTACAACAGATGTTCGTCTTTCACAAACTGTAGCTGAAAGAACAACATCAACAGACTATTCTAAAACAACTGTCACGACAATTAAAGACCTTTTAGTAGATATCAAACCATTGAATTATGATATGGGACCATTCGTAAAGAATGTTGCCCAATTAGAATATATGAGAAGTAGATTAATTTCAGTTGTTGTTAGAGGATTGAAACCAAATACAAGACTTTATATGTATTTTGATAGAGTTAATGTTACTTCTTTTTGCTCTCCAGCATACGTATCAAATGCATATGCTACAACTACTGCAGGAGCCAAAGAACTTAGACAAGTAAATTCTGCAGCAATTGTCAATCTTGTTGGTGGAAAAGAAAATGAAGTATTAACTAAATATGGAAACAGTGGTGATCCAGTTTCATCAAACTCTAATGGTGAAGCATTCTTTATATTTTTATTGCCAGATAAAACTTTTAGATGTGGTGATAGAACTATCATCGTTACAAATACAGATAGCCTTGATGCTATTGATGCACAGATAACTCATGCGGAAGGAACATATACCTCATCCGCTCTTGCAGTATCAACACAAAATCTTTCTTTTAGTATTCTTCAACCATCATTCAACCCAACAACTGCCATATCATCAGATACAGTAACTTGGAATGAAACATCAAGTTATCGTTATAGAGTTGATCCAGTTGCAGAAACTTTTGTAATTAATGATACTGGATCAATAAATGTTCCTGGTATATATTTAACTCAGTTTGGTGTATTCTTTAAAAAGAAAAGTCCAACTGTAGGAGTTTCATGTGTTGTTGTTGGCACTACAGCTGGTATTCCAGATAGAGATAAAATACTTGGAACAGCACGTTTAAATTCTTCAAATGTAAGTGTCAGTGATAATTCAAGTTCTGAGACTGTGTTTACTTTTGATTCCCCTATTCTTTTACAATCAGATCAAACATATGCATTCTGGATAGAGCCAGATGGAGCCAATCCAGACTATGAAATTTGGTTCTCTGAAGTTGGTGGTTTTGATAACCTTTTAAATACAGATATAACTCAGCAACCGTATTCTGGCGTCATGTATGTATCTTCAAATGGTAAGTCATGGACAGCTGTTCAGTCATCTGATTTAAAATTTAAACTCTACAGGGCAAAGTTTAAATATAGTGATGCTACTGCAGTATTTAGAAATGAAACAGATGAATTTATAACTCTTAGTGCTATAACCAGAGAAGATGCTGGTAGATCAGTTATGCTTGGAGATGTTGTATATGCAGCAAATACTGCAAACACTCTTCAAACATTTACTAATACTACAAATCGTCCTTTTGGAATTGTAGAAGCTATTGATGAATTGAATGGTTTATTGACTATTGAGAAATCTAATGGTCTGTTCAACAGTACTAGTTATCCAAATCTTAAAATTTATAGAGTAGCAGAAGTTGGCAATACTGAAGAAATAATAATAACAAATCTTATTGCAAATTGTACGATAGCAACAATAAATGATATGCCATATCATGGTGTTGTTCCAAAATTCAATGTTATTGAACCTATTGGAACAAAAATTAAAATGTTCTATGAAGGCACTGCTAATAATGATACAAGTTTTGCTAAAGATTCGGCGGTAACAATTGTAAAAAATGAAGCTTTAACTAGTTATTATGATTATGAAAGAGTGTTAAGAAGCTATTCTAATGAATTGTCTAATGGAGGATATGGTAATAGAGGTACTTCTACTTTCAGTATCAATATGAAAACTACAAATCAATATGTCTCTCCTGTAATTGATCTTGGTGCAAAAACATTTAACTATATTAAAAACATAGTAAATAATGATGCATCAAATGAACATACTAGATATGGCAATTCTTATAACAGATATATTTCAAAGCGTGTTGTACTTGCTCAAGAAGCAGAAGATTTATTAGTTTATGTTACTGGATATAGACCAGTAGGCACAGACATTATTGTTTATGGAAAATTTTTAAATCAAAATGATAATGAAAACTTTGATACAAAAGCTTGGACAGAACTTACACTTAAAAAAGAACTACAAAAAACTTATAGTTCACCACAAGATATAAATGATTATAGAGAGCTTGTATATGAAATGCCAATAGGACAACTTCCATTTGATGATGAAAGAACTGCTTTAAATGCTTATCTTGATCCTGATTCTATTGATCCTGTAAATGTTCTAACATATACAGATTCTTTAGGAGAAATATATACTGGCTATAGTATTTTTTCTATCAAGATAGTTCTCCTTTCAAACAATCCTGTTGTCTTGCCAACAATGCGTGATGTTCGTGCAGTTGCTTTACAGAGGTAAAAATGTCTAATTCAATAGATGGGTTTGTCAGATCAAATAATAACATGGGCGCATTAATAAATGTACAAGATGAAAATCTTATTGCATATAGAAAACAAAGAAAACATGTTACTAAAATGATCAATGATTCAGATAAAATAAATAATTTAGAAAAAGAATTAGGTGACATTAAAGAAGAAATGTCGGAAATAAAACAGCTTTTACTTAAGGTACTTAATAAATGACAATAGAAATTGGACAAATAGATACAGGAACTGATAGTTTTGGTCAGTGGGTAGTTAAAACTAATCTTCTTATCAATGCTTTAAGCACTAGCATTATTACCACAGATTCTGTCAATACTGTAGGAAACTCAGTAATTACAGGAACATTTTCTGCCAATGTTTTATATTCAAATAACTTTTTAAAAATTGGCAACACTAGCGCAAATGTTGTTATTACAAACAGTAGAATGACTGCATATGATTCTGCTACTGTTAATACTGTTATTACTTCTAATGGCATGATTATCAATGGATCAGTGTTGTATAAGAGTAACATAATGCAACTTGGAAATACTGTTATACGTAGTGGAAATGTTACATCAAATGTTGGTACTTTTACTGATAGAGTAAAAACTGGAAATTCTATAATTTATCCAACATATATTCAAACAGATGCTATCAACACATATGCATTTTCTCTACAAACATTATCTATTGGTGATATAGAGGCTAATGCTCAATTTGATCGTGATGGATATAAAATTACTGCAAATCCTTCTGGTGAAGAAGAAGTTCAGGCTATGATGACTGCAAATGATCTTTGGATCAATGAAATTCATTGTAAGAAACTTGATTCCAGTGATTTAATAACAGCAAATAATATATTGATCAACGGCAAGTTTATGATGGGTGGAAATAGCGGTGATATCAAATTCACTAGCAATGTTCTATTCTATGGTACAAAAAATTTCTTTGCATCAGGATTAACATCTAATGGCAATATTGGAATAGGTATAGGTCTTGGTAAAGAATTTAATGCCACTGCACCATTACATATTATTAAAAGTAATGTTGGAACAGGACAACAAGCATACAATACAAAATCATCTGCAATTTTTGAATCAGGGGATAATAATTTAATTGAATTTAGATATCCAGTTGATGCTGGTAAGTATGCTGGTATGATATGGTCTTCCAATAAACAAGGCGGTTATCTAGTATATAATACTATTGGTGGAACATCTGATGATACCAAATATGGAGATAGATTGAGACTTGGTGCTTATGATGGCATCAATTTAGAAGTTGGTCATCAAAATTCTACTGATGGTATTGCAGCTAATAAAAGAATTGTTCTTAGAGCTAGAGAAAATTCAATTACAATCAATACCATTAATGGTATAAGATTAAATGGACTTAATAACAATGATGCTACAAGTACTTTCCATCACACTAGCTTAAAAGCACATCCAGATGCAGTTCCATTAGAATTAACATTACCAATAGATGCTGGAACTAATGAACAAGCATTAGCTACAAATGGAACTGGCAATTTATATTGGAAGAATGTTAGTTATGTTACACCAACAACAGATTTGAAAATAAAAAGTCTTGGTGTAAATTGTGATCCAGGAGGTATAGGTACAATTCGTGCAACAGGCGATATCGTTGGATTTTTTAGTTCTGACAGATCACTCAAAACTAATGTTAAACCAATTGAAAATGCTCTTGATAAAATTGAAAAAATTGCTGGTGTTGAATTTGATTGGACTGATGAATTCATTGCAAGTATGGGTGGAGAAGATGGTTATTTTATCAGAAAACATGATGTTGGTGTTATTGCTCAAGACATTGAACCAGTTCTTCCAGAAGTCGTTGGTACAAGACCAGACGGTATAAAAGCAGTTAAGTATGATAGAATTGTAGCACTCTTAATTCAGGGTATTAATGAACTTAAAGCAGAAGTGCGTGAGTTAAAAAACAATGCTTGTGATTGTGGGTGTAAAAAGTAATGGCAATCAAAACCAATCTCATTGTAGACCAAGGTACAAATTTTGTCTATAACGTCTATCTAATAGATGCCGCTGGTGATCCATTTCCTTTGACTGGATATTCTGCTAATGCTCAGATAAGAAGGTCATATACTTCTTATTCTTATGCGACAATGAATGTTGCTATCAATCAAGGTGGAGGTGTGATTACTCTTTCCATGAATTCAACTACAACTGGATCATTGACAAATACACGTTATGTGTATGATCTTGAATTGACAAGCAATACTGGAATTGTTTCTAGAATTGTAGAAGGATATGTATCTATCAATCTTGGAGTAACACGCTAATGCGTGATCAAAGAATTATAGTTTCATTGTATGAAGGTATTGTTGTTACTTTAGCAAGAACAGTTCCATTAAAAACAACTATAATAGTTAAAGATAATAATGGAACTATTGAGACGCTTTCATCATTAAAACAAAGGCAGTATGGATTACTGGATAAACCCGAAGTATTACCAGTAATCCCACAACCACCTTTTAGTTTTTAACTTACTCTATAGACATACGACCCTGTGTGGTCACAGATGATTGATGAGTCTGCCCAAATAGTAAATCCCTTGGCTCTAGCTTTTCTGCAAAAATCTAAATCTTCTGAGAAAGTATCCTTATGATCAAGAGCATGATGATATACGAACTGTGGATATCCAATATCAACCATTACCTTCTTCTTGACTAAAGCGCAACCAAATCCACATGCACCAATTTCAACAGGCTGTGTATTTCCCTTTGAAAGCTTTACAAGCTTTTCATAAGGCATGTGAGTAAACCCACCTCTATCATTTGCCTCAAAAAGTTCAAGTGTCTGATGCTCATGAAATCTCTGACGATAAACTCCAGAGATAACATCCTTATTAGCTGCAATGAGCTTTGCAAGTGTATCAGCTGGGAAAGAAATATCATAGTCTACAGCAAATAGATAATCGTAATCACCCTTAACAACCCAACTTGCAATTAGATTGCGGACTTGATCTACGTTATAACCATAGAAATACTGAAACTCAGCTGTGATGTTATCAGGCAAAACCTGATCATAGATAGCCTTGAATGTAGTGGCTTCTATGTTCTTCGTTGTAGGAATAGCAATAAGAACTTTCTTCTTCCTTACCGATTCCATGACATTAGTAGCTGCGATTACTCTCATATCATCATTAGCAATAACTGGTGAAGTGTTGTAAATGACTTCATCATTTGCTGGCTTCTTGTTATTATTCTTCATCCAATCAGTAAAATTTGTCACACGTTCTTCCATTTTCTCTTCTACCTTCTGTTCTAGTTGTTTACCTGTAATTTTTGAAGCATTGCGGTTTTGTAATTCACCATGAACTTTATAATCGTTTAATGGGTTCTTGTCATTGTACATATAAAAAATATCTTGGACAGCAACAACCTTATCAGGGTCTGCTTGTTCGATGATATTATAGAAGGTGGCATTGTCACCACCAGCCTTAAACCAATTACCATCTTCATCTTTGAAAACAGATTCAGAAATTCCATCAATTAATGTTTTTTTGAATACACGTAGATGTGGATATGGCATTCCCCAATTAAATCTGTGTGAACGATATGCTCTGGCTTCACGAATCTTCTTAGGATATGGTTGAGCAATCAATGGAATGTTATCAACCATTGACCAGCAACTACCATATGCATATTCAGTTTTGCCGTCTGCAAAAAGACAATTATAGTAATTGAAGATATTATTATCAGGCATGAGTGCATCATCACCATCAAGCAACATGATAAGAGCTTCTGGATCAAGAATAGGCTTGATCTTTGTCACTTGATTATAGACAGCCCCCATATTTTCTTTGTTTCGTACAACAGTATATTTCTTTCTCATTTCTTCTGGGAATGAATCAATGATGTTTTGAATATGTTCATATGATCCATCAGTAGAACAATCATCAATTATGATATGATGATAATTCTTATAGTCTTGTGTTGCCACAGACATAATCATATTCTCAAGATATTCTTTACCATTATAGAATGGGCTGATCACATAGATACGCTGTTCAGTATTTTCCTTACGAGTATTCCATTCAAGAGGATTACTAATCCTGCGTCCAAATACACGATGAACCTTATCATTGATATATGATACCTTACGATATTCATTCACATCCATGTACATATTAAATGTCTTTAGGAAGAACTGCTTCCATTGAAGAGCAACAGTATCCCATCCACAAACATCCTTGATGATGTTGCAGTGATATTGCTTTTGCTGATGTAGGTATGGGTTATGATATGCGTTTATTGCCATTTCAGCAAAACGTTGTATCTGATCATTTGCATTGATATTAGGGAACAAACCATTAGGTTCAATCGCATAATCAATAAAATATGATGAACGTTCGATTGCTGTTTCTTCTAATGCACCAAATCTAGTAGCAAGAATAGGAACATTATATGCCAATGCTTCAAGTGTAGAAATGCCAAAAGTCTCAGGGAAAGCACAAGGAAAAATAAAGAAATTTGCCTTGGTAAGAATCTCAGCAATTTGCTTTTGAGAAATTACACCAGTAAATTCAATATCAATCTTTGCATATTTCTTTTCTTTAGAGATAACTTGATGGCGCTTTCCCTGATCATCCAAAGGAGCATCAGAACGGAATTGATAAAATCCACCAATTACTTTTAGCTTTGCATCTGGAATATGTTGCTTGATACGGGGCCAAATATGATCAATGAGTGGAATCATTCCCTTTGTCAAAGATGCATTGTACACAAAAAGATTTTTATCCTTTGCATCAATATCAACTTCATCAAAATACTTAACCATACCATTACGGGTCTGGAAGATTTTATTCTTCAAAACTTCATAGTTTCTACGGTTTCCACCATGATCACACCCAGCAATATAGGTGGTGTGAAAATCACTGAGAGTGAAAATTTTATCAATATAACCTCCTACAACCAAACCTTCAACAGCATGATCGCCATTACAGAAAGTATCGTGCATCCAAAGTATCTTGTACTTTGCATTCTTGCGGATACCTTCAAACAACTTACATGGGTGTCTGGTTGCAGTATTGAAAGCTTCATATTCATGCTCTGGAACAAACGGAACAACTGTTCTAGAAACAACCATAATATCATAGTTTTCGTTTGATGTAAGACTTTCAATAGGACGATAGGTTACACCGTCATAAACACCGGGCTTTGCATCATCAACGTTACAGGCATTAAACACTGTAACATCAAAGCCAACGTTTGCCAATTCTCTTGACATGAGAATTACAGCTGATTCTGAGCCACCTAAACCTTTTTTGAAAAGAGTAGAGCCGTCATAGACAAGCCCAATAAGATCAAGAATCGCAATAGAAGGATATTTCATAACTACCTCACAGTTTCATAAATAAAGAGATCATGTATATTTATGTCTAAAGATGGAACCACAATGACATTACAAGTAATCAACAAGACTTTTACTGGCAATGGATCAAACCGTGTTTTTGACACGGGTATTCCAAATGCTAATTCTACCAACATTTTAGTAATTGTCAATGGGCAAATCAGTTCTCCAGACCTAGAATATACAGTATCTAGCCAAAATGTTACGTTTGTGTTGGCTTCTACTCCACCAAATCAAGCAGATATTGAGGTAAGATTTTTTAATGAAACTGCAGCTGGGTTCACTGGTTCTATTGGTCCTGTTGGTGGTCCAAGAAGAATAAAGACATTTGTTGGTGATGGTTCTACCATAGATTTTAATGTAGAAGAAGAAATTGCAGACCCAACAAATGTATTTGTTATGGTCAACGGTCTTATTCAAGTTCCAAATTCTGATTATACAATTGTAGAAAACACAAAAGTACGTTTTCTTCTTGGTCCTCCAAACATTACTTCAGACATTGAAGTACGTATTTTTGAAATAGCTGGGTTTTCTGGTTCTGTAGGATTTAAAGGTTCAGAAGGTTACAAAGGTTCGGAAGGATATAAAGGATCAAAGGGTGATACTGGTGATCCCGGTGGTCCACAAGGGTATACTGGTTCATATGGTTATACTGGTTCTCAAGGTATACAAGGTATTCCCGGTGCTGCAAATGATAAAGGATATGCAGGATCATTAGGATATACTGGTTCTATTGGTTATTCTGGATCAATAGGTTATGTAGGATCATTTGGATTTTCAGGATCGCTTGGTTATTCTGGATCAAGAGGATTTTCAGGATCATTTGGTTATACCGGATCATTTGGTTATTCTGGATCAAAAGGATATGCAGGATCACAAGGTTATGCAGGATCACAAGGTGATCTTGGATATGCGGGTTCAATTGGTCCTGTTGGATCAAGAGGATTTAATGGATCGAGAGGTTTTGTTGGATCATATGGATATACTGGCTCACAAGGTGATACAGGTTATGTAGGTTCGCAAGGTATTCCTGGTTATGCAACATCCATTGGATACACTGGTTCATTAGGGTTCTCTGGTTCTATTGGATATTCTGGATCACAAGGTATCCCCGGTGAAGTAGCAGAAAAAGGTTATGTTGGGTCTCAAGGTGATTTTGGATATACTGGATCAAGAGGTTATCTTGGCTCATTCGGATATGCAGGATCAGAAGGTTATAGAGGATCAGATGGTTATTTTGGATCATTTGGTTATACGGGTTCACAAGGTTATCTTGGTTCATATGGATATACTGGCTCACAAGGTTTCTTTGGATCATTTGGTTATACAGGTTCACGCAGTGAAGTAATTGGTTATACTGGATCATTTGGCTATGTAGGATCAAGAGGATTTCTTGGATTGCCTGGATTTGCTGGATCAGCAAGTCAAGTAATAGGATTTACTGGTTCAAGAGCATATACTGGATCACAAGGTGATATTGGTTATGTTGGTTCACGCAGTGAAGTTGAAGGTTATACTGGATCAAGAGCATATACTGGTTCAAGAGGTTATACTGGTTCAAAAGGTGATCTTGGGTTTGTTGGTTCTACAGGTGTAGGTGGCGCTCCAAAATCAAGACAAATATTAGTTGGTAATGGGTCACAAAAAAGATGGACTCTTATAGAACGTGTTAATACTGCTTCTTCTGTATTTGTCATGGAAAATGGAAATGTTCTTATTCCAGATACAGATTATACAATAGAAAATGAAAATGTCAGTGTTATTGCTTTTGTGTCTTCACCTTTAAATGGTACAAAAATTGAAGTTAGATATTTTGGTGTTGGCGGATATACTGGTTCGGCTGGATATTTTGGTTCATTTGGTTATACAGGTTCTCAAGGAATTGTAGGATATAAAGGTTCAGACGGATATAAAGGGAGTGGAGGGTATCGTGGTTCTGTAGGTGATAAAGGTGAACCTGGTGGTCCACAAGGATATACTGGTTCTATTGGATATGTTGGATCAATGGGTGCTGGTTATACTGGTTCAATTGGTCCTGCAGGATATCCAAGCGCAACACAAACTTTAGTATCTCT